TCAATAAATCCTTCGTAGTTCCACTCCATTGGGATAAACAAAGAGTATAAACCAGATTTTGTCTGACCGTTTCTATTTCGCTTAGTGACATCTGATGCATTGTATAATTTTTTGAAGTTATCTCCACCTTTGTCTAGGGCGTTGGAAGTTGAACCCATCATGCACTTACCTACTATTCTACTACCTAATCTCAAACATGTTTTTGTAACTCGCCAGTTGTTTAATATATTATCTGGTCTTTCCCATTTACCGCTTTCATCGTGTACTAATAAGGCTAGTTTTTCACCATCATAACTATTGTCTCCTGTATTTTTCCAATCAATAGTAGTGTCTAATCCCTGTATATCTTCAAGCTGTTCATTAGCCGTAATTTTCTTCCTTGTAAACTTACTAGCAGGTACTCTATACGCTAACTCAGATTTAGGACGATCCATACCATCTTGAACAGGTTTAAAGAAAAAAGGATAATTAATACTAATAGGTACCACTTTATCTGTAAACATTTTTTTAGCATCAGCACCGGTTTTAGAAAGTATACCATATCTACTATCACTCGCAAGAGTGGCTAAATTAACTGTTTCTGCAGATGACATGAAGGAAAACCCTGATCTTCTGTTCTTTAGGTAACACATACCATAGCATCTTTTATCCGCTTTACAGGCCTCCCAAAATATAAAAAACAATCTATTTGCCTCTCTAAAGTCTGGAGCACCTACATCAATTTTACTCCATTGTAAGTACATATAATGAGTACCTGTTATATACGTTGGCTTTCCATTGTTAATAAACCAAAAGCCTTCATCTCTTCTTCTAAACTCTTCGTCTATATAATCATACCATTGTTCTTTTTGATCTTCGGGATAAGATCTCCAGTCAAATATATTTTTTAATCGCTCTAATTCTTTTGGCTGCTCAAATCTTACCCATTTGTTTTTAGTATGCTTATATATTTCTTTTGGAGCTTTTGGTAGCGCTATAACTAAATTTTGTATTTCTATAATTTCACCTATTTGGCCAGTGTGAGATAAAACGATTACATCATGTTCTTTATCGTATCCGTATTTCCATTTCCTACCTTTATTAAGACGACTGATAGTCGTTTTCTTAATTGGCTCAACGGTTTTAACTAAACTTTGCTCGTACATTACCTAGATCTACCTTCTGCGAATCCTTTAAAAGTCGTTTTCTTTGTCTCTTCAGGTGCTTTTCCCTCAAGCAAGTTTTCTTCTTCTTGTATTCTGTTAAGTATCTCAAATGCGTCAAATATAGCTAGTTTTTTAGTAGCCGCAGCGTTCTTGAGTCTATCTGCTGATATATCGTCGTCTGAATCTACAATTGGTTCTTTAGCGACTTTAATCAGTTCTTCAACTGCTCTTTGCCCAGCTTGGATTATATTCTTCTTCGTCTCCTTGATATTCATATTTGATTGTAATAAAATTAGATAAAACTCGATATAGTCTCTCGCCGTCAACGATAAACTCGTATTTACTACTTGGTTTAAAACCAACCAGATCGTTAACCTCTACTGTACCATCTGAATATTTAACAATACCTTGTAGTGGTTTTTCAGATTCAATATTAAATTGATCTATTGCTTTTAAAGGTTTTACGAAACAATAACCTTTTGGAGCTATCCACTCTTTATTTCTTTTATATAAAAAAATTTGATCGTGGTTTATAAAATAAGTAGATTCATCAAAATAACTTTTACTATTTTTTTCTCTACCTTTAACATCGTGCCATCTACGGAACACGTTATGATGCACTATAACAGTGTCACCAGGGTTTATATCTGTATCACCAATGATTGGGGTTGACATAACAATAGCCTCTCTATTGATATATTGGTGGTTAAAAATCTCTGTATTTAAGATTAACTCTGAATCACCAACTTTCTTTTTATTGTTATATCTTTGTCCCTTTGGCGTTACAACAAAGTTGTAAACGCTTTTCATTAGTATTCTAGATTATATTCTACAGATACAGCCATGTTTTTATTAAAGTCTTTCCATGGTAGTATATCTTTCTTTTTTTTGATGTAAATAGAAAACTTATCGTCTTCCTCTATTATATCACAAATAATATGACCACCATACACTTCTTGCCCTACAGCATAGTGCATAGCGTCATTCTTGTAATCTTTACCAATACTAATCTTTCTTATTAACTTCGCCATTTTCTGTTTCATAATTTATAGTACCATCATTAATGTTAACGTCAAATGTACCGTATTCTTTTTCAAACTCAGTTTGCAATATAGTTAATTCATCTCTAAGACCAGCTATATTGTGCATTAGTTCGTGTTTTTTAACCTCCATAGATCCAATTTCTAATTGAGCTCTATTTATATTATTCACCGTATCTTGAACTTTTTCTAACTGTTCGTCAGTTATTTTTTCAGGTTTAATACCTTTAAGTTCTTTAATTTTTTTACTTGTTCCTTTTACCTTCGTTGTTGCCATTTTATTTAATTTAAGTTAATTTAATTTGTTACTCATCTTCTTCTTCATACCAACCGTTATTAACGTCATTTATTATAACGAGTAGCTCTTCGTTAGTATATTCTGTTTTTCCAGCTAATCCATCTGGTACCGCTCCTTGATAAGAAACTATAGCCTTATCATTGGCTAAGTTTTTTCTCACTGTATTTTCTGAACTTTGTTTTAGTTGATCAAAGTTTAATCGACTAAGTTCACTAGTATTTATTATTATATATTTTCTCATTTAAGGTGTAGATGTTTGTTTTGTAGGTGCGTTAACTATAGTTCCATCATAATTATCTGTGCCACTCGGTATTTGGTTAAAAGCCGTAGTGCCCTCGTCTTCAAGTCTGTAAAAAGCAATTAGACCTGTATTATCCACATGTGATCCACTTGCTAAATCAATACACTTGTTACCAGCTCTTCCACGCCCTCCATTATATATAATACCTATTTCAGTGTCGGTAAGTTTTCTATTATATATAGCTATGTCTTTTAAATCTCCTTTCCAAAAAGCGCTACCTGTATTCACGGCTATACCTATAGAACATTGGTTAAACACTTCGTTTAAAGCAGGTACTGTTGTAGTGATTTTTTCTTTTTCAACATTATCTATCCAAAGAGATTGCGTGTCAGCAGTCGCGCTAACAGTGCCAACTATATGATGCCAAATATCATCGTCCTCGTAGCTATCACCAGCAGCATTAGTACTACCACCATTACAAACAGAGTTAGAACCACCAAACTTGCAAGAAAATCTAAACTCGTTAGAACTAGCGTGATATATAAGAACCATTTGATTGTTTGTGGAATTCATAACTTTAAATATAGTGCCACTAGCACTTATTCCATCAACTTTTACCCAACATGAAATAGTGAATTCTGCTTCTGTAGTTGTTGTTACCGTTGCTATTTTAGCCGCTAAAGCAGCTGGAAGACTTATAGACTCATCAGTTCCATTAAAAGAAAGCGATTGCTGGTTAAACATATCTGTAATAACCGGCGAAGAAGATATCCCTGAGCCTAACATTAGTATCCTACGTAAGCAATTACTTTACCGCTAGATAATATTATCGAGTTCCATCTACCATAAATAGTAACACCCCTTGGAAACACTACAGAGTCAGTAACAGCTGTGTTGCCTGATATACCGGTTTGACCCGATAAAGAGTTAGGGAAAAGACCGTTGGTGGTTGATAGTAAACCCGCGTCATCGAACACTGTGTCTTCTAAAAATGTTATTGCGCAAAAAACCGCATTCTCCATTCCGGTCACACCACCACTGGTTACGGCTGATGTGCCTGTTATAAGCACGCTCCCCATTTGTCCAAAGCTATACTCTGTAATATTATCTTTATATGCCATAATTTTATTTTTTTACTTTTTCAAATGATCGACCACCAAAATAAGCACCGATCACGGTTATTAATACTAATTGTAAAAGATCTATATAAGAATCTTTTACGTTAAATTTTATTGCACCAGCATCAATAAATATTAATAGCATGGTGCATACTATTAAAAATATTAAGACCATTGGCCTAACGTTTTTACTAAGCCAAGAATCTGATTTTAAATCTGCCTCCCAACGAGATGTAATATTCTTTTCCATCTCAACCTCATAGTCAGCAATTAATTCTTTTATTTTTTGCTCAGCCGCCATTTTTTCTTCTTCAGAAGTGTGTAAGTCATCTATAACTCCACCTACTCCTTTTACAAGATCTGCAGCTCCGCCTGATAATAAGTTACCTAACATATTACTTTCTTTTTACTTTTTCAAACGAACTAATACCAAAACATCCCAATGTTACCCATACAAATGAATTGTAAACAACTTCGTTTATAATTAAATCTTTATCTGCCAGTATACTAGTTAGTAAATCAGCAACAGCAAATAAACACATCACTACAAAAGAAGCAAAGCCTACTACGTTCTTTTCGTTTATTTCATTTTTATCTTTAAATAAGCTCCACATATTAATGGCTGTTTCCGTTGTTAGCGTCTTCTTCCCAAGGAAAGCCGGTATCCCCAGCTTCTTTCCATTGGCCATCAACTTTAATCATATCTTTACCGTTTCGAGTTTCTCTAGAAAAAACTTCACCGTTGTAAGTTACATCATTATCACTATAAGCAAGTTTACCAAGCCGCATGTCAGTAGCATGTCTCATCTCATGATTTATAACCTGCTTATCTTCTTGACTTCCAGGCACTATGTTTTCATTAACATATATAGTTCCATCCATATTAGCTTCACCCATAATCCCTTCATCTAATGGAACTCTAATAACAGGTGTTCCAGGTATGGAGCCAACATCACCAGCTTGTTTACCAAAACGCATTTTTGTTTTGATTTCACCACCAGTAGCCTCTAAACCTCTATTTTTACCTAGTTTAAATCCCATTATGCTCCGTAGTATCCTTTTTTATAGTTTTTAGCCATAGATCCTTTTTTTCCATACATATCTATTGGACTATTCATCATGTCAAAATCAGCTTTTGATATTTTTCCATCTTTATTTTTATCTATATTTTTTTGGTTTCCAACAAGTTTTTTCATCATTGATGATTTACCTTTCATTTTAAATCCTGAGTGTTTTCCTGGCATGTTATCTATCTTTATCTTTAATCATATCATCTATAGCTTTATTGTAAACTTTATCTGTATATGATTTATTATTGTAAAATACACTTCGTTCTGAAGTGGGTAAGTCTTCCTCACCTAATAGGATTCTATATATCCTACTTATCATTTGAGAGCATTTCCATGAGGTTTTAAATACAGAGTACATAATAGTAGTTCTATTCCTATGTCTCCATACATCTATCCAACCTTCACTTCTTAATCTCTCCCACCTCGCTTTATCCCATGAATATGTGTAAACTCCATCTATAAACTCTTTTCGTGTAAATCTTCCTTTACAATCTAAATAAATTAATAATTCTAAATCTGCATCTTTTAACCCGTAAGTTTTACAGGCCCACTTTCTAGTAAGTCTGTAATACTTAAGGATATTCATTCCACGTAGATCTTGAGCTGTTAGTCTCATTCTACTAAAACTACATCTTCAGCTTTTATAACTTGGTATAACGCATCCTGCCAAGTGATACCATGTCCAGCATGTTTGTCGTAGTATATTATATCTTCATTTTTTAATCCCTCAACTAAATTACCACACGATATTATTTTTGCCTTGATATATCTGTTATCTACATCAGTGTTATCCGTCATTATAAGACCAGCAACCTTTTTAGGCTCTGTCTTTATTTTATCTACTATTATATATCTATTGATTGCTTTCATTAGTTCTCATGTTTGAAATTACACAATCTGCAGATATAATTGTTGATACTACACTCACCGCATTTTTAAGTGCTGACTTAGTTACAAGTACAGGGTCTATGATACCAGCTGATACCATAGTAACTGTTTCGCCTGTTACAACATCTATACCAGAACCATCTATATCTAAACAACCTGGATCTTCTATACCAGCGTTTTCTAGTACGGTATGATAAGGAGCCGTAATAGCTTTTAGTAGTATCTTTTCACCGACGGAGTCGGTCGAAATTTTTTGAGAGGCATTTAACAGTGCTACACCACCACCTGGAACTATCCCTTCTTTTAAAGCTGCTTTCGTAGCATATATCGCATCTTCCACTCTATCTTTCTTTTCCTTCATCTCAACTTTGGAATCAGCACCTACTTTTACCATACCTACTGATCCAGATAGCATAGCCAACCTTTCTCTATGTTTCTTTTGTATAAACGGGTTTTTCTCCCACTTGTCTATAGTTTTCTTAATACTTGCTATTCTCTCTTCCATTTCCTCTTCTGGAGTTTCTATAGTAAGAACTGTGTTTTTATCATCAGTTATAGCAGAGTATGCTTCACCTAGGCAATCTATATCTATAAGATCTAAATCATCACCAAGTTGTTCGTTAATCACCTTAGCACCTACAAGAAAAGCAAGATCTGCCACAGTATCATCTTTAGTAGGACCAAAGCCTGGTAAGTCAACTATATTAACTTTTATATTACCTTTTACCTTGTTCATAAGAAGAGCAGCTTTAACTTGCTGGTCAACTGGAGCAACAATAAGTAAAGGTCTTTTATTCTTTATTACATGCTCTAATATTGTCTGTATTCTTCTTATATTAGGTATTTCTGAAGATACTATTAATACTAATGGGTTATCAAGCTCACAAACCTGCTTGTCCTTATCAGTAACGAAATGTGGAGATGTGAGTCCTGAGTCGATCTGCACGCCGTCAACTACTTCGACGTATGTCTCTTCAGTTGGAGACTCTTCCATGAGCACCACACCATCTTTACCTACTTTAGTATAAGCTTCTGCTATAATCTTTCCTAGTTCTGCATCATTGTTGCAACTTATTGAACTAACAGATTCCAGCATATCGCCCTCGATCTTGACAGAAATCTTAT